CCCTGCCACTTCTTTCTCTCCAAAAGAACTTAAAACGCCGTTTGAATTACCTAAAGGAAACTAAATGGGCTTAAGAGAAGAAAAACAACGCATATTGCCAGCACTTGACAAAGCAACTGAAGAAGCTAAGCGTCAAGGGTTTATAACTGAACTCGACCTTGCAGGCCTCAGCGCATTATTTGTAATTGCAGGAGTTCTCGATTCAGGAATGTTAAAACCTATGGAAGAAATCAAATACTTGACACAGTTGCAAAGTGGTTTAGATAAATACGGCCTCAGCTTGTTTGGTCGTAAAGAGAAACCTGAACTAGAAGTTGGTGAAGACCCACTTGAAGCATTACGGCAACTCAGAACCGAGACTACAGACCACACCAATAGCGAGCCAAACTAAAGGTCACGAAGTTGTAGAGTTTGCCAAGCAAATTGAAATGCCTTTACTGCCTTGGCAAGAGAACGTCATACTTGAATCAAGCAAGATAAAGGAAGACGGCTCATTTCAACATAAAACTAACTTGATTATTGCAGCTAGACAAAATGGTAAAACACATTTACTGCGTATGCGTATCTTGGCTGGGCTTTATTTATGGGACGAAAAACTACAGGTGGCTACGGCGCAAAACAGAGATTTATCTTTGGAAACTTTTCGTCAAGTAATTGAGGTTGTAGATAACTTTGATTGGCTTCGACGTAAAGTTAAACACATCACCAGGGCTAATGGTCGAGAAGAAATCGAAATCAAAGGCACAGGCTGTCGTTATAAAATCATTGCACCAACAGCAGGCGCAGCTAGAGGTTTATCCTCAGACGTAGTTTACCTGGACGAAGTAAGACAACATAAAAACTTTGACGCATACTCAGCTTTGGCGTACACAATGCAGGCTCGTCCGAATTCGCAAGGATTTTTTATTAGTAACGCAGGTGACCATCAAAGCGTTGTACTAAACAACCTAAGACAGCGTGCTTTAGAAAAAATCGAAAAAGATACCCAAGATGACATTAACTTTATGGAATGGTCAGCTGCACCACACAGAAAACTAAACGACATAGAGGGCTGGAAAGAAGCAAACCCTGCACTAGGACGCACCATTGACATATCAGCAATCAAAGCCAGAATGTCAGACCCCACAGAAGTCTTTATGACCGAGTGCCTTTCTATGTGGGTAACAACAATGAACAGCCCTTGGGCACTTGGGTCTTGGAACTCTTGTATGCAACCAATACTAGAACTTAAACCAGATAGACCAACTTGGTTAGGTTTAGAAATATCACCAGAAAGAACAAGCTGGGCTTTAACAGGAACACAAGTCTTAGATGATGGTTCAATAGCTGTAGGTCTTATGGAATGTGTTGAATCAGAATACGCAATAGATGATTTAATAATTGCTGGACGTGTTTCAGAGTGGGCTAAACATTACAACGCCGAAGCAATAGTGGCTAATAGGTTTAGTGGTGACTCAGTTGTAGCCAAGCTAAGACAAGCAGGCATAAACGCAGAAGTAATTAAAGGAAGTGACTACTACCAGGCTTGTGATGCAACATTGTCGGCTATGAGTGGTGGTAGACTTGCTCATAGTAATCAACCTGATTTAACAACTAGCGTTAATTCTTGTATTAAAAAAGCAAACGAGTCTGGGGCTTGGTATATTATGCGACGACAACAATCAACAGCTGCTATCTCAATGGTTCTAGCTGTATTCAAAGCCGAACAGTACGGCATACGTGGTTCAAACCAAGACATTGTAGTTGCTTAGGTGCTTGACTATTATAACGATTTGGTAAAGAATTAGAAGTTATGGGCTTCTTTCAAAATCTTCTTGGTGTCACACCACAAAACGACGTAAACAAAATAGATGCTGCTGTAGCCCCTTACAATTATCAACAGTACGCCCAACCATTTGACTATTTTGGTTTGTCTTCTGTAACCAGAGCACAAGCTATGCAAGTCCCCAGCGTGGCGCGCGCCAGAGGAATTATTTGTAATACTATCGGTTCATTACCACTAGAAGTTAGACGCGAATCAAACAACAGCAAAGTTGCGACCCCACCTTTTATTAGACAACCAGACCCACGTATGACAGGACAATCTGTATATACATTTTTAGCAGAAGATATTTTATTTACAGGTCAAGGATATATGCGAATACTTGAACTTGGTGCAGACGGAAGACCTTTAAGTGCTGAATGGATTTCAGTAAGCCGAGTTACAAGAACTTTAGATGCACTTGGACACAACGTACGTTATTACAGCGTTGACGGAAACCGAGTACCAGAAAACGGATTAGGTTCACTAATACCATTTACAGGATTTGACGAAGGATTACTTGTCAGAGCAGGAACAACAATACTTACAGCACTTGCATTAGAAAAAGCAGTTAAAAGATTTGCAGATGAACCAACACCTAACGTTGTGTTGAAATCTAACTTGCCAATGCCTGCTGAAAGAGTTACAGCCCTACTTAATTCTTGGAAAGAAGCCCGACAAACACGTGGTACAGCTTTTGTTAACGACACAATCGACTTTCAAAGCATAGGTTTTAGCCCAGAACAATTAACGCTAAACGCTGCCCGTCAATATATGGCTTCCGAAATTGCTAGGGCTTGTAATTTACCTGAATACTACGTCGGTGGTAACGCTGCTGGTTCAATGACTTATTCAAACGTTACAGCTGAAAGAAGAAGCTTAATAGATTTTTCTTTAAGACCTTTAATGACTTGTATTACACAAAGATTAAGCGACAACGATATTACGCCACGTGGTTCGATAGTAAAATTTGATTTAGAAGAATTTTACAGCCCAAGCGCACAAGAACGCGCAGACATATATACAAAACTTATTCCTTTAGGTGTAATGACAGTAGAGGAAGCAAGAGAAAGGGAAGATTTGATAAATGAATAACTTTATTAAATTCTCAACCGACATTATCGCAGCTAATTCATCAAAACGTGAATTAACAGGCGTTATTGTTCCTTTTGGTCAGGTAGGACATACCAATATGGGTGATGTTGTTTTTCAACAAGGCTCATTAAAAATTGGTGAGGGTATAAAACTTTTCACCGAACACGATATGACTAGACCAATAGGTAAGTTATCAAGATATGAAGAAGACGACAAAGGAATTGTCGGAACATTCAAAATCGCACGAACCAATGCAGGAGACGACGCATTAGCCGAAGCACAAGAGGGTTTACGAACTGGCTTTAGCGTAGGCGCAATGATTGACGACTATGTAACAAAAGGTGAACAAGTAATTGTTAACGAAGCAACTCTAAAAGAAGTTTCACACGTTACATTTCCAGCATTTGGCGAATACGCCCAAATAACCGAAGTAGCTGCAAGCGCAGAAACTTCACAACCAACAGAAAGCGAGGAAACTCTCGTGTCAAACGAAGTTACCCCAGAAGTAGTAGAGGAAGTTGCAGCAGAAGTTGTAGCAACCCCAGCTGTTGAAGCCAAAGAACGCAACGTGCGTCCTGCAATCTTCACAGCACCAAGAAGCCCAATTGTTTCAAAGGCTTCATACCTAGAACACTCAATTAGAGCAGCTCTTGGTAACGAAGACAGCCGTCAATATGTAATGGCAGCTGACACAACCTCAAACAACGCAGGTTTTATTCCAACACCACAATCAACCGAAGTAATTAACGGAATTGCAAACGCTGACAGAGGATTTATTGACGCAATCTCAAAAGCAACTTTGCCACCAGCAGGTATGACTTTTGAAATTCCAAAAATTACAACAGCACCAACAGTTGCACAAGCAGACGAAGCAGCAGCATTATCTGAAACAGATACAGCAGCTTCATTCGTTTCTGTTGCAGTTAAAAAATTTGGTGGACAACAAACATTCTCAGTAGAATTGTTAGACCGTTCTTCACCAGTATTTTTTGACGAACTTGTACGCCAAATGGAATTTGCATACGCAAAAGCAACAGATTCATACGTTGCAGGCGAATGTGCTAACAACGGCGCATTAAACGCAACAGCAACAACAGAAGACGCTCCAGGTTTAATCACCTACGTAGCTTCTGCAGCTGCAGCTGTTTACAAAGCCTCATTAGGTTTTGCACGTAACCTTGTAGTATCTCCAGAACAATGGGGTAAAATTATGGGTTATGCAGAATCAAACGGACGACCAATTTACACAGCTTCAAACCCACAAAATGCTGGTGGCGCAGTAAGCCCACAATCATTACGTGGAAACGTTGCTGGTTTGGAATTGTATGTTTCACGTTCAATGGCTGGAACTGGTGGAACTGGTTTAGGTGACTATTCAATGGTTGTCTTAAACCCAGATTCATACACTTGGTACGAAAGCCCACGTTTGAGCCTACGCACCAACGTAATTAACACAGGACAAATAGACGTAAACTATTACGGCTATGGCGCACTAGCAACCAAAATTGGTGCTGGCGCAAACTGGTTTAACAAGTCCTGATAAACCATTAAGTTGTGAGGCTAGTCTCGCCCCTGTGGCTAGCCTCACCCTAAACGAGAGGAAATGAAATGCCAGTATTAATAACAGCAGCTCAGTTAAGAGCTGTACTTGGCGTTCCAAATACTCTTTACGATGACACAGCATTAGACGCAATCATTGACACATCAGAAGACGCTATTGGTGATTTTCTTATTCAATGGAAAGTTGAAATAGATAAACAAAAAAGCGAAAGTGCTACACGCACAATTTTACATACTGTTACACCTCACAAATTTTATGAAACACAAACAGTAACAATATCTGGCGTTACTGGGCATAATGGCAATAAAGTTATAGAAGAAATTATTGACGATTATACTTTTGCAATAACAACAGCAGGCGCAACAGTTCACGATTTTCGTTACATTATTCCTAACGGACGTGCAGCTGCAAATACATTGTCGCAATACAACGGCGTAGCAGCAATAGAAGAAGCTGTGCTACAAATCGCTGTAGACGTATTCCAATCAAGACTAGCTGCAGGTGGAACACAACAAGCCCTTGATTACACCCCAGCACCATACAGAATGGGCAGAACCCTTTTGTACAAAGTAACAGGTTTAATAAGTAAATACATTGACTCTAATAGTCAAGTAGGTTAACTATGCCTTTAAGTACGCTACGTTCAGGTCTTAAAACAGCAATAACAAATAACACAAAATATTCTGCATACGACCACGTACCAGATATTATAATTCCACCAGCAGCTCTTATTTTAGCTGGTGACCCATACCTTGAACCAATTGCTATTGGTAATTCAAAGAATTGGTACGTAAGACTAACTCTTGAAATAGTCAGCACTACGTATTCAAACCCAAGCGCATTAACAAACTTGGAAGATGATATAGAAACAATCTTGGCACTTATACCGACTAATTGGGTTATACTGTCAGTATCTAGTCCGAGAATTAGGCAGACAAATAGCACAGATTTGCTATCTGCTGAAATCCAACTACAAACAGCCTACACAGGCTAGGAAAGGCAACAATGGCAACAACTATTTTAAGTGGTCGTCAATTAACTCTAAGTGTTAACGGAAATAGCTACTCAGAGCAAATTACTTCTTCTGCTATCAACTTTGATACAGAAAGATTAACTTTTGACACCCTCGCAGGCAAAGCATACAAATACATAGACTCAAACGTTACACTTGACATTGAGTTTTTAAACGACGCAGGCGCAACACCAAACAGCTTGTACAAAGTATTATGGGACGGCACAGAGTCAGCCCCAGATACTACAATTGCTTTTATTATGACATTAAGAACTGGTGTAACATTAACTGGTTACGTATTGCCACAATATCCAAGCGTTACAGCTTCCGGTGGAGACGTACAAACTTGTTCAGTATCATTACAAGTTGTAGGTATACCAACCGAAGACCTAACAGCGTAACAACAACAAACAGAACAGGGGCACACAATGCTTAAATTAAAATTATCGTGGGAATTAGATACAGGAGAACAATTTGAAGAATGGACTATACCATTTGAACTTGCTCTTGCTGAAAAAGAAATCTACAACGGCAAACCAATTACAACAGCTCTTAGAGACGCTGAAAGTCCAAGCAATAATCTTCTTTTATTCTTGGCGCACAAAATGCAAAAAAGAATTACACAAAAACCAGTCCCTATTTTTGATGTCTGGGCTACTAAAGTTATCGACATTCAATTTAAGGACCTTGACCACCCAAAAGTTACAGGGCAGGCTCAATAGGCTGGATAGCAGTCCAGTTAGCCGTTCAAACTGGAATACCTGCCCGAACTTGGTTATTAGAAGACCCAGAGATTTTTACCACAGCTGTAGAAATTTTAGTGGAACGCAATAATGGCTAAAGCATTAAGACTTGTTCCAGTAGATAAAGACTATCGTGCTTTACTTCGCACATTTAGTAAAATGGACGATATAGCAAAAAATGATATGAAAGATATTGCTAAACAATTAGCCGAACGTGGTGCTAATTACGCTAAAGGTGCAGCGAACAACGCTCCATATAATGTTAAACAAGCTAGAGCCGTTGCTGAATCTATTAGAATATCTAAGTCAGACAAAGCACCAAGTTTTAGTATTGGTGGTAGGCAAAAAGTTGGGGCTAGTGCTTTTAGTGCTGGCTATGTCATAATGGGTAATGAATTCGGGTCAAAGCAATACAAACAATTTCCTAGACGCTCTGGCAAGGGTGGTAAAGAGGGTTGGTGGTTGTATCGTGCTATGTCAAGATTTCAACCTACGATTGCTCAGGAATGGTTACAAGGTTTTGAAAAAATTAAAAACGCTTGGACAG